AGCAGGAAATATGTCACGCATGTAGCGCGTCGCCATAGTGCTTTTTGAGACACCTAAGTGATCGCAAAGAGCCTGGCGGGTAGTAAACCCGTATGCCTCGACTAAGCGCTCAATGACTTTCTTGCCGCCGCTATTGAAATCCATAAGTCCTCTAAATAAAACCAAAACGCGTTGAAAGATTCCAAAAGCGATATTAAAGTTGAATTCGAAGTATTCTTTTGGAGCCTTCACTACTAATCACGAACGACACCGGCTCGCCACAAGCCGAACTGAATAAGGAATGTTGCACTATGGCCCCTAACATTTCAATCACTCTGAATACTCCACACGTTACTATTGAACGCTATAGCGAACTGACTGGTCTCTCTGTCGATCTGTCGATACAATAAACGATATGCTGGTGGATGGTCGCCTGCCTCGTCATCGCTTACGCAAAGATAAAAAGCGTGAAAAGGTAATGATTAACATTGCCGCTTTGACTGTTGATGCGTTGTCCGCTTGAAAATCGGATGCGAATTTTCATGGTTTCCCTAGTTCGATTTTGCAATAGATTTGCATATGAAAACTATGTTTGATTTTAAAGTTTCCCAACAAGAACTTTTCAATGATGCCTGCCGAGCTTTCGCTCTAAGCCACAACATGGCGATGCTGGCGGCGCGTGCCGGTATGAACGTCCAGATGTTGCGTAACAAGCTGAGCCCCTCACAGCCGCACCAGCTCACGGCAGCAGATATCTGGCTGCTGACCGATCTCACGGAGGACTCAACGCTGGTCGATGGTTTTCTGGCGCAGATCCATTGCCTGCCGTGTGTTCCGGTGAATGAGGTGGCAAAAGAGAAATTGCCGCATTACGTCCTGAGCGCGACCGCCGAAATCGGGCGTGTCGCCGCCGGCGCGGTATCCGGTGAGGTGAAAACCACGGCAGGCCGCCGCGATGTGATCAGTAGCGTTAACGCCGTTACGCGACTGATGGCACTCACTGCGGTGTCATTACAGGCGCGTTTGCATGTTAACCCTGCGATGGCAAGCGCGGTGGATACCGTAACCGGCCTTGGTGCGTCGTTCGGTTTGCTCTGAGGTGGCTATGTTGAGAAAAGAGCCATCATTCGCATCACTGCTTGTCAGGCAAAGCCCGGCAATGCATTACGGACACGGCTGGATACTTTTACCCAGCGGGAATAAATGACATCCATCTATTGAAGTAGTTCCCCGCCAGCAGGCTGTCCGGGGAACAGGAGGGGATAGCGTGCTAAAACGTCTGAAGGTTAACGTGGCAGGCACCCAGCGAACCAAGCGAAAACTGATTTGGCGATTTTGGCTGACGTTCGCGCCATGCCGCCGCATATCAGCAAGCCACTGCTGGAGCGGATTAATTACTTCTGCAGCCTAGGCAGAATAAAATCCTGGTCCCGCTACCTGCGCTTAACAATCCGTCCGTGCCTCGAGCGGCTGGAGCGCGTGCGGTGCAGTCAGGTATCTGCCTCGTTCCGATTTATGGCGAGCCAGCAAGGGCTGGACGGGCTGCTGGTTTTGCCTGAAATGAATCAGGAACAGTTCAAACGCCTGTCCACGCTGGTTGCGGCGCGCATGAGCATGTGTCTCGATGCGGCCTGCGCCGAGCTGTTTGTTACCAACGACGTTAAGCCAGAACAGATCCGCAAGTCGCGGGAAAGGGTTGCCGCAGAGGCCATGCGCCTGGAGGTGATACCGCCCGCATTTGAGCAACTACGCCGCAAGAAACGACGCCGTAAGCCAGTGCCTTATGATCTGATCCCCTGTTCGCTGGCGCGGATGCTGTGCGCGGACTGGTGGTATCGCAAGTTATGGCAGATGGGCTGTGAGTGGCGGGAGGAACAGCTACGCGCCGTATGCCTGGTCAACAGGAAAGCCTCCCCGTATGTCAGCCTCGAGGCTGTGATCCACAAACGCGAGCAACGCCGCAGAGCACTAACGGCAGGCCAAACCCGAAGTGGAGCACTGCCACGGTTCGCCAGAGCAGCGATTATCTGGTGGCGACATTCGCCGCTTTTCGCGAGGCAATGCATAAAACCGCGCTGCGCTGGTATGGCGTCCGTGTTGCAGAGCCGCACCATGACGGCACCGTGCACTGGCATTTGCTGTGCTTTATGCGCAAAAAAGATCGCCGCTCCATCACCGCGCTGCTGCGTAAATTTGCCATCCGTGAAGACCGCGAGGAACTGGGGAACAACACCGGGCCGCGCTTTAAGTCGGAGCTTATCAACTCGCGCAAAGGCACGCCGACCAGCTATATCGCCAAATACATCAGTAAGAACATCGACGGGCGTGGGCTGGCTAAAGAAATCAGTAAGGAAACCGGCAAATCACTGCACGATAGCGCCGAGCATGTCAGCGCATGGGCGTCACTGCATCGTGTTCAGCAATTCCGTTTCTTTGGCATTCCCGGGCGCCAGGCATACCGCGAGTTGCGTTTGCTGGCGGGGCAGGTGGCGAAAGTGCAGAGCGACAGCAAAGCGGGCGCGCCGGTACTGGATAACCCGCGTCTGGATGCCGCCGATGCCGGCTGTTTTGCCACTTACATCATGAGGCAGGGCGGCGTGCTGGTTCCCCGCAAACATCACCTTATCCGAACAGCCTACGAACTGAATGACGAGCCAGGTGCTTACGGTGATCACGGCATCCGTGTTTATGGCATCTGGTCCCCGATTGTAGAGGGCAGGATCTGCACGCACGCTATGAAATGGAAAATGGTGCGTAAGGCCGTTGACGTTCTCGAGGCGTCAGCCGACTAGGGCGCTTGCGCCCCTTGGACTCAGACTCGTGGCAATAACTGTCCCCTTGTTGAAAAAATGTACCGTTTTGAGCGCGGTCAGGAGGAAAACGGGGAGGAAGATCCACAGCCTGATTTCCATAACATGAGCAAAAAGGATCTGCGTGAACTAAACGCGCGGCTGCGGTTGGTTAAACCGAGACGCCGGAAGGGGTACAAGCAGGACATTACCGAGCACCAACGGCTGCAGCTTGAGGCGGAACTGAAGTCCAGAAGATTGGCGGGCAGTGAACCGGAGATTGATTTGCTTCTGCGCGGCGGCAGCATTCCCTCCGGCGCCGGGATGCGCGTTTTTTATCGGAACGGCAGGCTGCAGGAAGATGACAAATGGCGACAGTGGTATTGATGTTTTGGCTTCAATAGTTCATGCGGTTAATGATGTTAACTGTTTGAGTTAGTTGAAGTTAGAAAATGATTTACTTCCGGAAATTGCTGTTATTCTGTTTTTATAAACAGTGTATTTATGTACAGTTATCTGTCCCAAGATTTAAGTTATAGGAGAGTGACATGCAGGACTATTTTTTTGAGTCGGTGAAGCTCCAGCGTATTGATTTTTTTATCAAGCTTGTCGCAATGGGTGAATGTAGCACCGAAGAAAAAGGGCTGGCGATCCAGTGGGTTTCGGAGTTGACCGACGAGCTTATGGCGAAGATCCGCCGCCATGAATACAGTCGGTCAATGGAAGTATCAAGCTAACCGCTGAGGGTTAAATTCGAAAACGTTGCCAGGGAAAAGAATGCTCATTCTGACGCTGGCAAGGTTGAACAACGAGCGCAGCGAGGCGTTAGCGAGTAGTGCATGATTATGCTGCATGGATTCGCATGATCCAGTGAAAATCGTTTTTACTCCGGCCCACCAGTTCTGGCGGGCTTTTGCTTATGTCATGCAGGCGCATGAAAACCACTACATAAAGCGGGCAGGCGTGGCGGGGATACGAGCGCTTGCTTGTTGTGATATCATTGATTTGTCTTATCTGGGAATGACTGCTTTGTGGTGGATGAGTAAAATGATAAAAGACAAGCTTTGTGACAACAAGATTAGAGTTTTGTATACAGCAATTTTCGTAATTGTAATGGTGTTCGCATGGATTGGGCGCTCATTTATACTTAACGATACGTCTCGATTTAACTTGCTCGGTTACATGGGTACTGTAGTTACGATATTAGGCTTAATAATTACATTCTTAGAGGTTATGCATGGTGTAGTAGTTAGTAAGAGTCTGCATAAGCAAGCAAGTGAAATGCTTGGGCATTTTAAAGATAAAGAATTTGAATTGTTAATGAGTGAATTGGTTACAGTTCTTGATTATCTCATTTCTGATGTTGATGATAAAAGTTTCACGATAGCTTTAAGACAGTTGTCTTCTTTTTATAGAATTCATAAACGTGTAAAATCCAACTATATTGAGTATTATGGTAGAGATGATGCAGATGTTATTGATAAAATAAACAACATTGAAAAAAACATCTCTGCTTTGAGGTATACAAAACAATCAGCAATGATACCAAACAAAGTAATGATTGATTTAAACGATGGGTTGATAGACGTTAAACGTTTTTTTGTTAGTAAACAGTCTGAATTAGGAGGCTCCAAAAATGCTGCCAGCTAATATTTATAACATGGTTAATAAACTGATTGAAATGACCCGGTTAGGGCAGGTGACATGGAGTTTTGACTATTACAATGATAAAGTGTCTGCGTCATTACCTCACTTTTCAGTAAGCATACTTTCCCGCTTCGATAGTGATACTGGTACTTCATATCTGCATGTGGATTATTTGGATAATAACAATCGTCAATCTTATAGATTTTCTACAAATATGTATGAAACGCAATATGATACTGTCAGGGTGTTATATGATGAGGCTCAGGCTTCAAATTTAAACATTAAGTTCTAAATTGACGGAGACGACTTTATTCGTCTCCGCTCCGTTATTTTCTTTTCATATTTAAATAATATTTATTGAATTTTATTATTCCCTCACCAATCCATGTATTAAACTCTTCCAATTTCTTTTGTAAGGGAATTAATTCGTTTTGTACAAAAACATTAGCCGCCTTTTCCACATCCCCAAATCCCCCAACATTATTCGGCATTATCCCCATCATTTGCGGTGGTAGGCGGTGCACTGCCATCATGTCATCGCGGTTCATGTTCTTGATATTCAGAAATTCATCTTTCGCTGCCACTTCTGAGAGCGGGATGATTTGAATGCAGTCCTTTTTCCCGTTGGGTGAGTACATAAACAGGTTGCGGAAGTTGCCCGGCCCCTTGGCGCTTTTCATCGCCTGGCGGATATTGTTCACATCTTCCTGATTCTGCGCGGCATCGGTCATATAAATGATGAAACCCGCATGGCTGCCGTTGATGTAATACTTACGGCGGAACACCGTGGCGGACTCGTTAAGCAGCGCAGAAGGAATGGCAGAGAGGTATTCCGGCAGGCCGTAAATCTCCTGAATCAAGTCTGGCTCCATCAGGTGAAAGATGCTGCCTTTGGTGAACTCATACGGCTGCGTGGTCATGCCATACTGCACAAACCAGTAAGTATCGAGATCCAGACCACGGCGGGTATATTTCGCCAGCGATGGCTCCAGCGAAAGGATGCCGCCAAGCCGGTTGGTACGCTTCTCCAGATAGGCGTTACCAAACACCAGATAATCCTGCACAAAACGGCTGAACACCTGCTGGCTAAGCAGCGGATGCGGGATAAAAATGCTGGTCAGAATATTGCGTTAACGGCAATCGATGAGCTGTGATGCACGGCGGCGCGGTAGGTTCGCGCTAACCCGTCAAAGCTCACCGGTGGCTCATACCAGCGATCCATCTGCACGCATTCCACATAGTCCAGCAGTTCGCGGCGGTCCAGCACAGGGATGGGATTGCCAAAGCTGAACGCCTCTGCAGAAATGGCATTGTTAGGCTGCTCAACCGTATCCATTGGCGCAGTGCTGCTGGCGGCGCTGGGCTGACACCCCTTTGCCTGCTGATATTATCCGGCTGCGCAAACGTCCGGTCCTCGCCGGAGGTGCAGCTTACCGTGAATGGTTGTCCGAGATTGACGCAGTGCCGACTGGAAAGGTCAGTGCCGTGCAATAACGGCGATCTGAATGTGCTACTGGATGAAACGGAGGCCGCCTGGGTGCGCTGTGCCGACAAAGTGGACACCATAATTGCGTGTCAGGAGCGAAACAGTGAACAAGCCGCAGTCTTTACGACATGCCCTAAATAAAACCGTGCCTTACGTCCGGGAGGACCCGGACAAGCTGCATCTTTTCGTGGATAACGGCTCACTGGTCGCAACCGGCGGCAACTCCATGTCATAGGAGTACTGCTACACTCTGAACGTGGTGATCGATGATTTCAGCGGTGACCAGAATCTGCTGATGGCTCCCGTGCTGCTGTGGCTTCGTACCAACCAGCCGGACGCAATTAACAACCCGGAGTTACGCGAAAAGCTGTTCACTTTTGAGATCGATATTCTGCGCAATGATATCTGCGCCTAACATGCAGCTTACCGAGCGCGTGCTGGTCAGTGCCGACGGCGCGATCTCAACGGTTGAGGCGGAGCACGAGCCCGACGAGGCAGAAGAAATGTGGACGGTGAAGCGTGGATAATCTGCATAAGGTGGATGACTGGCTGGCATCCCTGCTGGCGAATCTGGAACCCGCAGCGCGTAAACGCATGATGCACGAACTGCCGCAGGAATTACGCCGCAACCAGCAAAATAATATCCGGCTGCAGCGCAATCCGGACGGAACCGCTTACGAACCGCGCCGGGTAACTGCCAGAACCAAAAAAGGGCGCATCAAGCGCCAGATGTTCACCAAACTCCGCACAGCAAAATACCTGAAAACTGCAGCCAGCGCGGATTCAGCCAGCATACAGTTTGCAGGGCAGGTGCAGCGCATTGCGCGGGTGCATCATTACTGATTGCGGGAGCGTATAAATAATAAAGGCGCAATGGTTAAATATTCAAAGCGCCAGTTTTTAGGTGTTAATTTTAATGTGAAAAAATTAATGCAAGATATAACTATTCAATTGTTAGGTTTTTCCTTAGATTGCTCTAGTTCTTTTTGTGAGATTAAACTTTTTTCATGTAGTTGCAAAATGGAGGTTTTGAAAATGTCCGTGAATGCAAAAGCAGCTCTCGCAATAGCGACCGATCCTAATAGGTGCGTTAGTACAATAAAAAATGCAGGATGAGTTTCTGCCCAAAAAGTGAAATTTTTAACTGGTTCGGAACCATATATGGTTTTGCTGTAAATCAGAGATATTGCATATATAAATACGAATGCGGTTTCAATATTCCAAATTGCATTTAATACATTCTTATACGGTTCTGATTTTCCATTTCGTAATTGTAGAGCGCTAAAAATGCATGTTAGGAAAAATATGAGTGATATAACTTTTACAGTGAGTTTGAATGCTTCGTCATTAATCTCATTCCATGCGTATGTTATGGCAAGTAGAACAAATAAGAGAGAAATATAAAATGGTATTGGAAGGTTGAAGCGATAACTCATCACGAAACTCCTTTCTTCAAATTTGTGTCCTTCATGAAACAAAAGGGCAGGCATGCTTATTTTATAGTAATAATGCACTGTTTTGATATGAACGCACAACTTTCCAAAATCATGCGCCTTATCACCAATCTGATCCGCACCGGCACCGTGACCAACGTGGATCGGGAAAACTGGCTTTGCCGGGTGAAAGTCGGCGAACTTGAAACCAACTGGATTAACTGGCTGACCCTACACGCCGGCGGTGCGCTTACATGGTGGTGTCCGTTACCTGATGAGCAGGTGGTGGTGCTGAGTATGAGCGGCAATCTTGAAACCGCCTTTGCGCTGCCCGCGATTTATTTCAATCAATTTGCACCGCCGTCGGATTCCGTGGATGGCTGCGTAAAGGAATATCCGGATGGCGGCTGGTTTGAATACGAACCCGCCACCGGGCGCTGGTTCGTCAAAGGCATTAAATCCATGGTGATCGAGGCGGCAGACAATATCACCCTGCAAACCGGCGAGTTCTTGGTGGAATCCAATACCACGCGCATTAACAGCGAGGTGGTGATCAATGGTGGCGCTGGCATGAGTCCCAACGGGATCGTCGTGGATAGCCGCTTTTTACCAATGGGGCATTCACCGTGGACGAGATTGAACATACCGGCGCACCCGACGAGCTGACCATCCGCGCCCGCAGTGCCGATTTCCGCGAAACTCTGAACATTCGCCGGGAAAAGTCATAGCACCAGACAACCGTAGGGGCGGTGGTAAAAGAGATTGCTGCCCGGCATAACCTCAAAATGGCGCTGGGTAAAGAGCTGGCGGACAAGGTGCTGGATCACCTCGACCAGACCAATGAAAGCGATGGCAGTTTCCTGGTGCGGCTGGCGCGCCAGTTTGGGGCGATTGCTTCCGTAAAAAATGGCAACCTGCTTTTTATCCGCAGGGGCAGGGAAGAACTGCCAGCGGTAAACCGCTGCCGGTTATCAGCATCGCGCGGCAGGCCAGTGATGGTCACCGGTTTACCCTGGCCGATCGCGGCGCGTATACCGGTGTGATCGCCAGTTGGTTGCATACCCGCGAACCGAAGAAAAAAGAGACAACCAAAGTTAAGCGCCGGCAAAAGAAAACCGCTGCGGCAAAAGAGCCGGAAGCAAAGCAGGGGGAATATTTAGTTGGCACGGATGAGAACGTGCTGGTTCTAAGCCGTACTTACGCCAACCGCAGCAATGCGGAGCGCGCCGCAAAAATGCAGTGGGAACGTCTGCAGCGCGGGGTAGCGTCATTCTACATGCTGCTCGCAGAGGAATAGGCTGAACTCTACACCGAAATGCCGGTAAAGGTGAGCGGCTTTAAGCTGCCGATTGATGATGCAGAGTGGACCATCACCACGTTAACGCATTCTGTCAGCCCGGACAGTGGATTTACCACCAGTCTGGATCTCGAAGTAAAAATAGATGAGTTTGAAATTGAATGATTAGTTCAAAGTTGAGAACAATAAGGTATTATTATTGCGAACTAGTTAAGAGTGAGGGCTAAAAATAATGATGAATTGTCCATTGTGCGGGCAGGCCGCGCGTACCCGCAGTAGCTTTCAGGTTTCCAGTGAAACCAAGGAACGATACAACCAGGGCATAAATATTGAATGCGGGCACACTTTCGTCACGCATGAAACATTTGTGTGTTCGGTATGCCGCCCGCAGAAAATCAGCGCGGCTCAGCCTTATCCAAAAGGAACGCAGGAGCAATTAGCTTATTGACAGATTGGATATTATTGCGGCGGGTTTCATGTATTATTCACTTTGTATCTGTTGCTGAACCATCGCCGAAATCCGACGCCTGCTAAATCCTGCTTCGTCTGCGATCTCCATGATTTTAGCCTCTGCCATGGCTTTGCTACGCATTGCCGACAGTATTGGCTTAAAAGCATGGTTGTTATCCTGAATATTTAACGGTAGAGGAATGTTGGCAATTAAAATTCCTTCCAGTAGCCATGGCTCCTCGTTTGCTATCCAGGAAACTCTTGCATTCTGTTCCATCCACCGATCGAGCCATTGCTCACCTGAATGGGTAAATGTCGTTCTGGTTCCGGAGCCAACCCGGCGAAGGGGATAATTGCTTTCCGTCGCAAGTAATACACCGAGCGTTCGTCTGAGCGTAGAGCCCTCGGCATTACCGCTGTAATGAGTTCTGATGCGTGTTTTAAGATTGGCCCGGCTGTTCGGTTTGCCCTTTTTATCAGGCGAAATACCAACATAGAGCAGGGTATAACCATCCAGAGTGATGCAACCTTCAGTCGGAACGCCGGGTGGGATTTCTTTGAACCACCAGAAATAGACACCGTTGATGGCTGGTACTGGTGTAGGGCGGCTCATGACCTCTACTCTGCTAAATGTCTTCTCAGGATAAAAATCAAACACTGATATTCTCCACGCTGATTAATTCCGGTCATTCTATGGGATCATCATATGGAATTGCTTGATTTACTGAGGGGGAGATATGAGTTTAAAAGTGACGACCCAGCACGTAGATACATGGAAGAAACGCATTCAGCGGGACGGCTTGAGAGGCTCAACATACTTTTGCCAACAGGGTGGAGCCGTATGGGTTTCCGCTTCAGCCGATCATCAGGCTATCTGTCAGAAAGTTTTAGGAAGGGAGTCCGGAACAAGTTCTTTGCCATATTATTGGCGCTGGGATGATGTTAGCGCAGTTGATTTGGTTGAAGTGCTATACGCGATCGAAATCGCATAGCGCAATGACTTACGGCGTTATAGCAAAACCTCAGCCGCCACTTTGTCGCTGTGCATATATGAGTAGTCATGTAAGCGTTTGATTTAATGTGGCAGTAAAATTCAGACAACAAAAAACCCATCAACCTTGAACCTAAGCGGCGGGGTTGATGGGCTCCACAATCGGGGGACATCAAAGAAAAGCAGTGGCACTAGTTATGACTGACACCCCACAAAAAAGTTCTGCGTATACGCGAAATATTTCTTAGCTTCGGAGTTATCCGAGCCCTGGCCAGATAATGATGATCAATGTCCCGGCGAGGGTAAGCAGCACGTTGGCGATGGCGTAAGTGCCAGCGTAGCCCAGTGCGGGGATGTTGCTGCGCGCGGTATCGCTGATGATCTCCATTGCGGGGGCGCAGGTGCGTGCGCCCATCATCGCGCCGAAGAGCAGGGCGCGGTTCATTTTCAGCACGTAGGCACCAAACAGGAAGCAGATCAACACTGGTACGAGGCTGACAAGTAATCCGGCGATCAGCATCTGTCCGCCGACAACGCCGAGGCCGTTGCCGATGCCGCTCCCGGCGCTTAAACCGACCCCGGCCATAAACACCATCAGGCCGAACTCTTTCACCATCATCAGCGCACCCTGCGGAATGTAACCAAACGTCGGGTGGTTCGCGCGCAGGAAGCCGAGCATGATGCCAGCGAAGAGCAGACCGGCGGCGTTACCGACGCCGAAGCTGAAGGAGCTGAACTGGAAGGTGATCATGCCGATCATCAGGCCGACGATAAAGAAGGCGCAGAAGGCGAGCAGGTCGGTCACCTGGCTGTGAATGGAGATAAAGCCGATGCGGTCAGCGATAGTTTTCACGCGCCGCGCATCGCCGCTCACCTGCAACACGTCCCCTTTGTTGAGCACGATATTGTCGTCGATGGGCATCTCAATCTGGCTGCGGATCACGCGGTTGAGGAAGCAGCCGTGATCGGTCAGCTTCAGCTGCGCCAGGCGGCGGCCGACCACATTGTGGTTTTTCACCACCACCTCTTCGGTGACGATGCGCATATCCAGCAGATCGCGGTCGAACACCTCTTTACCGTTACGGAAGCTCGGGTCGAGGCGCGCATGGGCATCCGGGTAGCCGACCAGCGAGATCTCATCGCCCATCTGCAACACCGCGTCCCCGTCCGGGTTGGCGAGAATACCGTTGCGGCGAATACGCTCGATATAGCAGCCGGTCTGGCGGTAGATCCCCAGCTCGCGCAGATTTTTGCCATCTGCCCAGGCCACCAGCTCCGGCCCGACGCGATAGGCGCGGATCACCGGCAGGTAGACTTTGCGGTGAGCATCGGTATCCAGCCCGCGCTCGCGGGCGATCTGCTGAGCGCTGGTCTGCAAATCCTGATGCTGTAACTTCGGTAAGTAGCGGGCGCCAAAGATCAGGCTCACCAGACCAATCAGATACGTTAAGGCGTAGCCGAGGCTGAGGTTGTCCAGCGCGCTGGCAAGCTGGCTGCTCTCCATGCCCGAGTGGCGCAGCGTATCGCCCGCGCCAACCAGAACCGGCGTCGAGGTCATCGAACCGGCGAGCATCCCGGCGGTTAAGCCGATATCCCAGCCGAAGAGTTTGCCGAGACCGAGCGCAATCAACAGCGCGCTACCGACTAATACCAGCGCCAGCATCAGGTAATTCTTACCGTCGCGGAAAAAAATTGAGAAAAAGTTAGGTCCGGCTTCGACGCCAACGCAGAAAATAAACAGCATAAAGCCGAGGTTCAGGGCATCGGTGTTAATGCTGAAATGTTGCTGGCCTAATAATAAAGAAACGACTAAAACGCCAATAGAATTACCCAGTTGGATAGATCCAAGTCGTAATTTTCCAAGGCAAAGCCCAAGCGCCAGAACCACAAACAATAACAGTATGTAATTCCCATTTAACAAATCTGCGACGTTTATATTCAC